ATAACGTGTGCGTCATAGTTTTCAATTGCACAACCAACACGGATAAAGAGAGTGTACTCAATTGTATCCTTCTTTGGCTGGAACAGACGATAAACAACAACATCACGCTTGATACCAATGATAAAGTTCTGTGGGAACGTCAAATGTAATTCACCGTGAAGACCTGTAGTTGTACCTGTGGTGCTTGTATTTCCATTGTATGGACGAGTCTCATCCATCAACGGTACGTTGATGACTGGGATTCCAAATGCAAATGGAGTTACAGTACCTGGACCACCATCGTTAGCAGCAACATCACCACGAATGATACCTGAAGAGATATCAAATGGGAGGAAGTTGTTACTTGTGTTGGTTAGACCATATAGGTAATCCTGCACCAAGTTAGATCCTGCAAAGAATCGAAGTTGGTTACGGCGTTGCTTGTACTTACGAGGAAGTGCCTTAATAGCTTGATTGAAAATCAAACCATTTAAACCATATCCACCCGCATCAACAACGTGTGCGTTATCAAGTGCTAACTGACGGAAGCCCTTGAATGCTGACATTAGAGGACCTGAAGCATTGTATCCTGATCCATTGATCAATACATCTTCAACGTCATTACCAGCCTGTGTAGCCATAAGACGAGCGATGTGATCTTCTAGATCTGGACCTTCAATGTTATCTTCAAGTGCTTCTGCCGAGATTTCCCAATCAAGACGTAACTTACGGGTTGTAAGAGAGATCTTTGAGAATGTAGCTGGACTTGCCTGGAAACCAGACGTACCACCCGAATTCACATAGTCTTGTGGACTATCTTCTGCAGCAACCTGCATGATTCTTTGACCAACTGCAACACGATCAATTTCAGTTGTATTTGAGCGCATACGGATTGTACGAGCTTGCTTTGCTAAAATTGTAGCGTCCCACATGTAATCTAGGAATCGATTAGCCTGATCTGGATAAAGAAGACCTGAACCACCACGAGTTGTTACACCATCGGCACCAACTGTGCTTAGATCTGAAGAGTTTGCAAGTGAAGTTGCGTTACCATCACCTGTTGTGGTATGAAGACCACTAACTGCTTTTTGTAAAAGTTCGTTACTCATTTTTTTTATTTCACCTACCTTTCAAAAGGGGATTTTTTTTATTTTTTTGTAGACTATAAGTCTTGGACTCCGAGGAAGGAACCTTGCCATATACTTGTTTTTTGTATTGAATTTTCTGGAACGTCTACGTCTCCAGATTTCTTAATTGCTGTGTCATTTTCATACATAGCAAGTCTTTTTTGTGTGTCTTGTAGTGAACCTTGAAGGCTCTTGACAAGATCTGTCAGGGTGTCAATTGATTTGCTTAGATCTTGCTTTTCAACGGCAAGTTCTTCAAATTTCTTTGTAAGTTCTGCTGTTTCTACCTCAAATGCTTTTTGCAATTTGCTGGTATCTACTGCTGTCTTTTCAACACTCTTCTCAAGCTTTTCTCCAACAAAGTCTTTGAGGTCAGTAACCATTTTCGTAAAATCTAGTTCATCAACCTCAACTTCTGCCACATCTGTAGCTTCTACTACATCAGTATCTTCAACAACTTCATTGATTTCTTCAGCTTGGTCGTATTCTTCTAGTTCTTCTGGGCTTAAATCTGCCACGATACTACCTCCTTTGCTGATTGTATTTTTCTTTTTCTTTTTCTTGGCTTTTGTTGTGCCAATATTGTTTCCCGCCTGATCTGGAAACAAGTTAATTGTATCCTCAGAGGTCACACTTAGTGGGGCGGATGGGGAGTCTGTAGTTCCATTTGGACCGTGATTTGGTCCTGGAGCATCATCTTTTTTAAAATAAGAATCCACTACTTTTTTGATAGAAGAATTTTTTTCCGTATCATGTTTCTCAACCCAACCAATTGTTTGCATAGAATCTCCGCAAACACTGCAATCTTTTGATTCTCCAGAATATGCTGTTGCAATCTGATCTGATTTGCACCAAAATACATTTTCTGTCTCAAGGTCTACTGCCATACCTTTAAAAATTAATTCGTCACCGTTCTTTTGAATAGAAAAAATATTTGCTAATGGATTTGCAGGATTGTCAACGAGGCTAAGTTCTTGCAAATCGTATGCTTGAATAACTCTATGACTATCTTCATTGTCTGAATCATTAGATGCTTCTACAATATTTCCGCCAATGGAAAATCCAGTAAGGGTGCCATCTAATACCTTTTCCCAAGTATCTTGTGCACCTTTTGAAATATATGCTTCTACAAAAACACCTTTATGGTTTATCCCAGAATCTGCATCGTAGAAATCTTCTTCATTAAATGATAAAACTTTACCTACGGCAATAGGCTGATGCATTTCTCGTAAATTTCCACGAAATCTCTCAAAGGCAGCTTTGCTGGCTTCGGCTGTAATAACGTCTCCGTGTTTGTCAACATTATCCAATGTTGCAAATCCTGAAACAGTTCTATTTTCCTTATCTACTTTGGCAATAGGAAAAGCAAGACTCATCTTCTTGCTTCCATTTGACCAAATTGATTTTTCAATATTCATGTTATTTAAATAATACCAACTTTATTACATAATACAAAATTTATGGTATTATACCTTCCTTAAGATTGGGTTCTTCCCTCGCCCTGTGGGTTCCTTGCATCACCTTGTATATCTGGTGCATTAATTTTTCTTTTTTGATCTCTTTGACGAGTTCCATTTTCTTGAGCTTTTTGCTCTGCTGCATCTTTAGCACCAATAACTAATGGAGTATCTCCACCTGCTCTTGGTGGAAGACCCTTACGGAGCCTAACATCATTTGGAACGATGACTTGATCTTTAAGATAAACATCATCAATTCTTGCTTGAGTTTCTTCATCTGTAAGTGTAAGTTCATTAAATCTAAGAGTAAACATATCTGTAATCTCAGCAATAACTTTTTTAATTTTGTGTTCAATGTATTCTTGTGCTGGTCTACATACTTGCTCTTTAAATGTTTTATCAGCATCTTTTGCACCCGCCAAAGACATTCCTTGTGGTGATCCAATCTTTGAAATTGGTACACGATGTGCTAAAAGAATACGATCACGGGATTCTACAGCATATTCTTTGAATGAAGAATCTTGAATTCCTGCTTCAATTGCTTTCATCTCAAACTCTACACGAGCCTGTTCTCCATCTGAAGGTAGTGGAATATAAAGTGTTCTGTGATTTCTTCCACGCAAACCTGTTTGGAAAAACTCTAAAAGTTTTCTTTCTGAGTCTGCACTTAGCTTTGCACCTTTAACAGTAATAATATATCTAGGAACAGCCTTATTCTCAAAGTAGTCTAAGTTGTAACGCTGTGCAAATTCATCACCTGCAATAGCATTCTTTGCAGAAATAACATCTGGAATTCCGTAATAGGTGTTAGTTGGTGAATATTTTTTAAAATGAATTACTTCGTTGGGGCGGGGATCGGTACCAATCTGATCTTCTGTAAAAGTATCTCCATAATTTCTAAAGAATGTATAGCGATTGTAAACAACCTGTACAAAGCCATCTCTATGTCGGCGTATACGCATAGTAATTGTAGGAATGTGACCAATAAAACCAATTTTACCAGATGACGTTCTGCCAATTTCAAGGTAGGCATTTCCTGTTGTTTCTAAATCTGTTACAATTTTTTTCATAGTTTCTAGAAAACCATCGTCAGAGTTCATAGACTCTAAGTAATCTTTTAATTCTTGACGACCTTTAGATATTTTTCTGCGAAGTTTATCTAATTTCACTGCATCATTCATCACATCTTCAACCTTATCCAAAACTTGTTGAGTTTCTTCAAAGTCATAGCCCAGACCAATAATATTTGCTACTTTGGCTTCTACTGCTGCGTGATGAAATGGTGACAAGTCAAATAGTTGAGACAAGTACATAACATTGTATGGAGGCTGGACAATCATAAATAATGAATATCCCGTTAAGTCAAGTGGGTCTAACTTTTTAGATTTAGCGTCATCTAAACCAGTGAATGATTTTTCTAATCTATTTGCTCTACGTTTAAAATTTTCATTAAGACCATCAATTTTTTTTAGATCTTCCCAACTTTTTGCAAACGGATCATCAAATTGTACTTCTGATTCTTGTCTGATTCTATCTCTATCGGATACAACTCTAATTGTCTGTAGGTTATCATCGTCTAATAATTCTGACATTAAATAATACCCATCTTTTTTTTCTCTTTAAGATCTTCTTTGATAGCAGGAACATCTAATTCGTCAGGAATTAATCCCCACTCCATACGCTCTCTCTGTTGCTGATACTCATCATCAGTTATTTGTCTATGTCCTGAAAACCAAATTGGCTTTCCTTCTTCTAAACCTAGTGATTTTGCTGCTTGTCTTAGTGCATTAATTTTTCTAACATCACCCTTCATAGCTGCTACATTTAAATAGTTGCCCTCTTCATCGGTCACAACTGCTCCACTTGGCATTTCCCATAGATATAATCCATAGCTTACTTCTTCAA